GCCTCGAGCACATCCACCCGTGTACGCGGCGCGCCCGGGGCGTCGTAGAAGCGGGCGTCCCAGGCAGCCATCGTCCATGGGTTGTGGTAGGCCTCGCGGCCCAGCATCACGCCATCGACGTGTTGCAGGTGCAGCGCGATCTCGTCGTCACTCTTGATGCCGCCGTTGATAATGATCTCGAGCTCGGGGAACTCGCGCTTGAGTTCATACGCCACGGCGTAGCGCAGCGGCGGGATCTCGCGGTTTTCTTTTGGCGACAGGCCTTTCAGGATCGCGTTGCGGGCGTGCACGATGAACGTGGTGCAGCCGGCGTCGGCGACGGTGCCGATGAAATCGCGCACGAAGCCGTACTCTTCATTGTGATCGATGCCGATGCGGTGCTTGACGGTGACGTCGATCGACACCGCATCGCGCATCGCCTTGACGCAATCGGCCACCAGTTGCGGCTCGTTCATCAGGCAGGCGCCAAAGGAACCTTTCTGCACGCGCTCGGACGGGCAGCCGCAGTTCAGGTTGACCTCGTCATATCCCCACTGCTCCCCCAGTTTGGCGCTCTTGGCCAGATCAAGCGGGTCACTGCCACCCAGTTGCAGCGCGATCGGGTGCTCGATGTCGTCGAAGCGCAAGTGACGCTCGGCGTCGCCGTAGACCAGCGCGCCGGTGTTGACCATCTCGGTGTAGAGCCAGGTGTGGCGCGTGATTTGCCGGTGGAAGACGCGGCAATGGCGGTCGGTCCAGTCCATCATGGGGGCTACACTTAAGCGCCTACCCTTATATGTAGTTGATTTCATTGCGTTTTATGCGGTTTTCAGCTTATCCTAATCTCCGCAATTTATGCTGTGATTTGCGGAGTTTTGTGGTATTTTGCGCTACCACTACGGAGAAATTGCGGAGAATTGCGGAATGGCCTCGATCAGAAAGCGTGAAGGGAGCTGGGTTGCGGAGGTCCGGCGCACTGGACACAAGTCGGTGAGCAAGTCTTTCCCGACAAAGTCTCTGGCGTCGGAATGGGCGCGCAAGGTCGAGTCCGAAATGGATGCGAGCCTCTACCGCGACAATCGAAGCCTGAATTCTATAACATTCGGCGACCTGGTCGACCGCTATACCGCGGAGATCGGGGCGATCCGGCCATTCGGGAAGAACAAGGCGGCCGTGCTCAAGACGCTCAAGGCGGCGCTGGGCAGCGTCCCGCTGTCTGGGCTGAATGCGGATCGCCTGGGCAAGTACGTCGACCAGCGCCGCGCTGGCGGTGCCGGCGGCGTCACGGTGGGTATCGACCTGACCTATATCGGCGGCATACTCAAGACCGCCAGCGCCATTTGGAAGATTCCGGTCGACCAGACGGCGGTATCTGATGCCCGCGCTCGACTGGCGCACCTGGGCGTGTCCACCAAGTCCCGAGAGCGCACCAGGCGCCCGACCGTCGCCGAGATCGACAAGCTGTGCGAGCACTTCCGTTCCAAGGGTAGCCGCCAACGCGTGCCCATGACGGACATCATCCAGTTTGCCGTGGCCACGGCGATGCGCCTGGGTGAGATCATCGGCCTCAAGTGGGCCGACCTCAACGACAGGGACCGCACGATTATCATCCGTAATCGAAAGCACCCGACCGAAAAGGCGGGCAACGACCAGGAAGTGCCGCTTCTCGGTGAGGCATGGGAAATCGTTAAGCGCCAACCAGGAAAAAACGACCGGGTGTTCCCGGTGACCGAGGGTACAGTAAGCACGATATTCCCGCGGGCCTGCCAGGCCCTCGGCATCGAAGATCTAAAATTCCACGATTTGCGGCATGAGGGCGTTTCGCGCTTGTTTGAGCAGGGCTACACCATCGAGCAGGTGGCGCTTGTTTCTGGACACCGAGATTGGAAAATGTTAGCCCGATACACTCAGATCAAGGCGAAAGATCTTCACAGGAAAGCGGAATCTGAGCGTGCGACTTTTCCTTAGTCTAAAAATTCTCTTTCAATTGGGACAATGCGCATTTCAAACTTCTCCCGATGCGGTATTGCTTCATATAATACCGCGTGTGGAGCGCGACGCGCCCATCGGATAACTCGACGTGCATTTTGATGAGTTATTTTAGCCCCGAGGATAATCCCAGTAAGCGCGCGAGGATCGAAGTGGACAGCGCCGGGACCTTCATACCGGACTTTCCTCCACTCGTCTTCATATTTCCAGCCGTTAGCCTTCAGGAAAACAGATTTCTCAGCCTGCGTCGCCTCATCGTCTTCCATCAAATGAACCGGAATTCGCTCTATCTCATAACGAACTTTTCGCGTCGAGCCAAAAGGTTCAAATGCCGTGTCGAACTCGAAGCAAATACCGGTGTGGCAATCTGAATAATGAGCCCACATTAATATTTCGTTGTTTAATGCAGATACGGAGAGAACGCCTAAGCCGTTGGTAAGCTGACGTTCCGACATGTCTTGCATAAAGCCCAAAAAAGCAGGGTCGCGCATATCTCGATATGGGTTATCAGCCCAAGTGTTCACCTGTTCATCAGTCCAATGCGGGTGAAATTTCCGCCCGATACGATGCTGGTGCTCTCGTAGTTTTTCGTCTGATATATTTAATTGATATGATGGCCTACAATCGAAGGGATCGTTGAAGCTCGACGGCGCAGGGAAATAAACTTGACTCCTCGCGATGATTTCCCTTGCGCGCTTGAGATCAGCGGCAGTCCTCAGTGAACGGTATTTGTATAGTTTCGCCGCCATGTCTATGCCAGAGCTTGTGGAATTACTCCGACTATACGACGACGGTTGACTCTCATCAATAATTTATTCTTCGCACTCCCCCAGGCCAGACAGGACATTGATATGGACAACGAGATTTACGACGACCTGGACGAACTGCCGGCGCCGCCGCGCGTCGATATTCCGGATGCCGACCTGGTGCTGCTGGAGCGGGCGGCGCGCGCGATTGGCGCAGTGCGCGTTGAGGTGGTCGATGGGGAGGGCTATGTCAACTTGCACTTCGCTGACGGCTCTGTGGTGCACAGTTGGAATCCGCTCATGTTCAGCGGCGATGCGCTCGATCTTGCAGTAAGGCGCCGGCTTGAGGTCTACATTCACGAGCAGGATACGCGCGCCGTGAGTGGGAATTTGGAATCGGCCACCGAACAGCACGGCGACGACGCCGGCGCCGCCACCCGCCGGGCCATTACCCGGGCCGCTGGCGAGATCGCAAACTAGCGCCCGCCTCGGCAAGGACTGGGCCATCTTCCCCTGGCGCGACGCGCTCGATTGACCTTGATCGGGTCGCGCAGCGCTGGGCCGCGCATCATCGGCACATGGAAAATCGAACTGACATCCCGACCGAGAACCTGATCGACCAGGCCGTTGCGCTGGGCCCGGCTGCCGGCGCACGCGCGCTGCAGACGAACGGCGTGCTGCTGGACGTTGCGCTGCGCGTGCTGCTGCGGCCCGAGCGACGGCGCCCTATTTCGGCCAGGCCTGAACCGTCTTCGCGTGGCGCGCCGCGCACGTAGCGTACTGGGTCAGCAGGTCGTTCAACCAGGCCTGCCACACGTCGTAGTCGGCGGCGGCCGGACGCTCGATCACCGGGCACGGCGCCGCCAGCGCGCTATCGAGCGAAACTTTTGTTGGCGGCGTCGATTGCGGCGTCGAGGTTGCGCACCCGCACAGGGTCAGGCACGCAGCCAGCAGGAAGTTTCGGTGCATTGCGCAGCTCCTTAGTGAGCGCCGACATGCGCGGCGCCAGGGTGGATTGAATGGTGGCGAACTCGGCCGCCGCCGTGCGGATCGTCGCCGCGTCGGCCTGTACTTTGGCGAGCGCCGCCTCGGACAGCGTGGCGCGGAACTCGGCGTGCGCGCGCTTCAGCTCGGTGATCTCGGCACCGTGCCGCCAACCGTTCGTGAACCAGCCGGCGGCGCCGGCCAGCGCCATGGCCAGCAGCAGGCCCACCACGGCCACCAGTGCGCGGTATTGGATCGGGATCATGGCAGCCCCTTCAAACACAGTTCGCGCTCGGCCTGGCGCCGGCGCGTGAGGCCGCGAACTTCCTTGCCGCCCACCTTGTTCCACAGCAGCAGCGCATTGCACGCGCCGACCATGTCACCAGCGTTCGTGCGCCGCGCCATGCTCGAGCCGCAGAACCCGGCCACGCCGATGTTGTAGGCGACGTCGACGAACGCGACCTTCTGGCCATCGGTCAGGCGCGCCAGCGGGATGCACGTGGCGATGCCGGCGGCGTGCCGCTCCAGGTCGCGGTCGAGCTGGGCGCGGCACTGCGCGGGCGTGTACGACTTGCCCCAGGCCGCGTTCTCGGTGGCGCCGGTGCAGTACGTGAGCACGCCGCCCATGTCGCGGTAGGTGGACAGCTCAGTGCCTTCGAAAGCTGGCGTGAAGCTGAGCAGCGCGGTAGCGGCCACGGCGCCGACCATCGCGACCAGGCCGCGCCGCTGCGTTGGTGCGCCCTTAACCATTGCCGGTCAGCGCCGGTTGCGCCACCACGCGCGCGATCGCGGCGCTGAGCGAGGTCAGGCCAGCGGCCACCACCAGGATGGGCGCGGTGCCGCTGGCGTACAGGTGCATGCCGGCCTCGATGGCCGAGGCAACGGCGGCCAGCAGCGCGAAGCGTACCGACCAGAGTTTCGGGAACTGCTTGCGTGCGTCTTCGATGAAATTCACGATGAGCCTTTCTGGTTGCGCGCCGGTGGTGCCGACGCTAGATGGGTTGAGGATTACTGCGTCGGCTCCGGGGCCTGCAGTTTCACGAGCAGCTGCTCGAGGCGCAGCTCCCGTTCGCGTCGCTCCAGGTCGGCCAACTGGCGTTCGATGTCGGCCAGCATCTGCTCGCGGATGTTCTGCTCCCGCTCGCGCGTGTTCCGCTCCCGCGTATACCAGGCGTTCAGCCCCAACGTCAGCAGCGCGGTGATGATGCCGACGATGACGCCGAACTGCGTCAGGGTCAGGGATGTGGCGACCGCTACTGCGGCGCCGGCGTAGCTGCCGACTTCCTGCGGGGTGATATTGCTGATGCTCATTGCTGCCTTTCGATGGGCGTAAAAAAACCCACCGAAGCGGGCTGGGTCTGTGAGGTCGGCGCGCCGGTGAGCGCGTCGGGGCCGTTCAATCGGTCACCATACGACTGCCGCAATTTCTTCCGGCGTGGTGGCGAGATCCAGCTGAGCTTTCAGGCGCTGCGAATAGTTGAAGTTCTCGGTGCCCTGCGCCGCCATGCCGGCAAATAGTGCACGGAATGCGTCGACGTCGGGCAGCGGGTACATCGAGTTATCCACCGCGCGCCAGGCGCCGGGGAAGCCGTCCGGGAATGTGCCGAACAGACCGATGTGGTTGGCCACACCGTCGATATCAGAGCGCGATACGGTGTCGCACGAGAACAGCTTGCCAGCGTACGGGAAGGTCGACAAGTTCGCGCTCGCACGCCAAGCGTTGATCTCGGCGGTCTTCGCAGCGCGCAGCTCGTCGAGCGTGGGCTCGACCAGTGGCGCCGTGCCATCGATCACCTGACCGATTGCCACCAGGGGCATCGGCGTCGGCGTGCTCGGATCGCGCACACGGTGCATGGTCTCGAACCATTCGACCGGGCAGTAGTCCATGATGAGCGCCCGCAGGGCATCGCCCTCAGGGGCTGGGATGGGCAGCGAGATCGCGTACTGTGCGCGAGCGCCAAGCTCCGATTCGGTCAGCACTTCACTGAAAAATCGGACGATGATTTGTCGCTCCGCCGGGACGGTATCTACGATGCGGAATTTGATAGTTGCCATCAGCTCATGTTCCCTGAAATTGTTCCTTGCGCAGCGATCGTTACTGACGCTGCACCCTCGATGGCCACGCCCTGCACACCTGGTGCGCCGTCGCTGCCGCGCTCCGTATTACCGCGCGAGCCTGCTACACCCCCTGCGCCGCCAGCGCGATTGACGCGAGTGTAGCCAGCAGGCACGTCGGTTCCGGTGGCGTAGGAGCCTGCGCTACCCGCCGATTGGTACGCGCCGCCGTCGCCGCCGCGGCCCGCGCCAACGCCACCGCCCGCCGCGCCGGATGCCGGGCCGGTGCTTAGACGGCGCCCGCCCAGCCCGCCACGGCCCCCGGCGTAGTTGACGACTTGACCGGTGGACGTTTGCGTTAGCCGAACGCCACCGCCTGCACCACCGCCGCCACCGCCGCCGCTGCCGCCGCTGCCCACGCCGCCCACGCCGCCCAGGCCACCAGCGCCGCCGGCAATAGTCCCGCTGTTGCGCAGGATGATCGCGCGCGTGGCGCGCAAGCCGGCGCCGCCGGCCGCTCCAGGGCCTCCGTTATCAGCCGCGCCGTTGCCGCCGCCCTGACCCGCCTGCCCTGAATTGCCCGTGCCGCCAGCATCCCCCAGCCCGCCACCGCCGCCAGCCCCATGCGTTCCCGTGTCGCCCGCCCCGTTCGCGCCAGAAGTGCCCTGCGCGCCGGTGATGGTGCCTTTATTGATGAGCATGAGCACGCTACCGGCGCCCCAGCCGTCGCCGGTCGTGAATGCCGGCAGCGTGCTGTTCGCCGATGTGATCGCCCCCTCGGCCAGGCAGATGACCACGGCTGGGCCGA